GAGGCACTTCTGCCTTCTATACTTGTACCATCAACTCTTAAAAAATCATTATCTGCCACACCACTTGTTGCAACTAATACATTACCATTAGATATACCAGTTGATAAGGTAGCAGTTGTGGTTATTGCAGTTCCATTAAGTGTAATAGCATCTGCCTCTAACGTACCATCAAAATCACCATCCACTGCATCTATATTACCTTTGAATATTGTGGCTGTAACTGTGCCAGTGCTTGGATTGTAAGTTAAATTACCATCCATCTCCAATCCTACATTACCAGTGCTAGATGTAGCATCTTCAACAAATGTAATTAAGTTTTCTTCGTTTGTGCTTTCATTGTCTGTTACAAGTACATGAGATGAGTTTGTTGCATTAGTTGCATTTGTAACTGTTACACCTGCAATAACTGTATTTAGTGCTGTGCCATTTACTGTTATTGCATCCGCTTCTAACGTACCATCTACATCTACATCACCAGATATGTCTAAGTCTGCCATTGTTGCAGTGCCAGTTATAGTAGGAGCAGTCAAACTTTTATTCGTTAATGTTTGAGTATGAGTTTCTGATACTAATGTTGAACTACTACCCGCTGGTAATGTTAGTGTATTTGATGCACCCA